AACACCGAAACCTTGGGACGTACATTGAGTTGCAAGAGAAGGAATCGAAACTACTTTATACCGGACACCTCCCCTATAAAATCTAAAGAGGTAAGAGACACGATAAAGTGGATGCATGGCTTTGAAACGGGTCATAGCAACAAAAGGACTCGCAGTGATCTCGCCAGTGGAGGCCCTAGAAGACGGAAACTGAATAGTTTGAGCAGAATCGGGGTCGACTGAGGCTTCACCAAAATAGGCTGGATCTAGAGTAATTTGATTGAACAGATAATCGTTAGAGCCATTATCCAAAGGACCGATGTACGCCCCTTTACTACCAAAGATGTAGGGAAAGGGTCTTGAGTAACTCATAACACAAAACCTTTTTATAACCTGGCGCAAATTAGTAACCTTCTCTCCAATGGACAGCTCCTCAAAACCAGTAAGACTGAGAGGAGGGGCTTCAAAGATTTTGACACTATCATCGCGAACTTGTTCATTATGGGAAGCAGAAGAAGTAGTTTGGTTAAAAATCTGTGCACGGGGAAGCTCATTCACTCGGGTGGGTGTGTTAGGATAATCATAAACAGCATAATCACCAAAATTAGGGGAGGCAAAAGCAATATCTTCGTCCCCGCTAATCCAGAGATTAATGGGTGTAGAGTTAGTGACGGAATCGCTAGCACGCCGGAGAGGAGTAAGCACCTCAATGGTAATAAAACCGGTAAGGAGAGGTTCATTGCCCGCGAAGACAGATTCTCTACCAACTTCAACGTGTTTCCAAGGAACATTAGCTACATAAGGAACCGTGAAGGAAATTTCAGACGAAACAGACAAATCCAAGACCCAGTTATAAGCATTTTGGAAGGTGGAAGTGTCAACTGCTCCAGAGTTAATTCCAGCATGGTAAGTGATCCTAAGTCGACCAGTATGGAAAGCGGTCTTAGCTACTGTCAATCGAAAAGTCAAACCTCCACGCCAGTAAGAGAACATTGAAGCCAAGTATCCCAAAGTGGTGGGGTAAAGTTGACCAAGCGTTCCAACATATTTGTTCTCCAAAATTCCGGGGGCAACAGGAAACTGATAAAGAATAGCACTGGCACCTACACTAGTATTCCATTCGATATCATCGGCAAAAATACTAGACTTGCTGGCAACATAGGCTATATCCATCTCGTCAACTTTAGTGGAAAATACACAATCAGAATATGTCAGTCCGTTATCAGGCATGGCGGCAAGTTTAACTGAGTTATCAATTCCATTAGCATTGGTGTAACCTTTAGCGGGAATCATCGCAACAGAAGTAACCTTTGACATGTCAGTGGGCTTATTCCATCCGAATGTTGAAGCAGTACGCGAGATTGCACTCGCAACCCAATCAACAACACGAGCGGTAGGCCCAAAGACAGGAAGATTACTAAACATGCGAGCGGTAGTAGCAACGTCAGTAGCAACTTTACTAATAGGCTTGGAAACAGTGGCGGACTCTTCACTACCAATCTGGGCACGGGGAAGTGCTAGTGCTGCAGGAACAGTGGCGGCCGAAGATGTGGGCATAGCTAGATCAATGTCCTCAAACCAAGCGTAAACTGTATATGAAGCACCACTACCAGCAGGAACGGAAGAGGCACCAGTCTTAATCAGATTTAGCGGGACAATGATGCACTCACCCATGCTACCTTGAGTACTGACTAAGTTGTAATGTGACAAAGGAGCGCAATACGGGATTTTAAGCTGAGCGGGAGAATTAGATGCAAGATCAATTTCAACACCAGGATAACCAGTAACATTAGGAAGCCAGATATCAGTTCCAGGATTAAAACTAGTACCCAGACCTGCCATAGATTTACGGTTACACGTAGAGTCAAAAGGAGCAAAGAACATCCAGTAACGGCCACTCATAAAGGGAGTTGCGTTGATCAAAATACGAACACAAACATTGGCACGCAGGTAAGTAAAGTAATTTAGCTTGGCTACAACATTTGGAGATTTTTGAAGAATAATATCGGGAAACTTAAACTTAAAACCACCAAGTTCAGGAGAGCCAGGAGTACTAATAAACTCACCTTGTTTGATAAGAACAGGACGGGACAAAATATCTTTAATAGAATGCATTTTAGCCTCATCCCCCATAGCTATCCACTGCAGATCTTTGCAAATCATCGGTTTAGTATATTCCATAAGTGTAGAATCGTCGGCAAAGGTCGTAACTTGTTGAGTATCTTGAGTATCAGGCGAAAGATTTTCCATGTTTGTAGCGACTTCTTGAGTTTACTAACTTGTAAGGTTGAGTCAGACTTCTTACTTTAAAGCGCCGGATTAATAGCCTATATTTATAGTGGCACACATTAATCAATAGAAAAGCGAAAGCATATTCTCCACTTGCAAAAAGCAACCTTCCACCGGGCATTGCTGCTTGTCTCGTACGGCGAATGAGAACAAGCCCCTAGAGAAGGATTTAAGAGGCAGCGCACAGGCCTTGGATCTTGAGAAGAGCTGAGGTCCTGTACTCTGAAAGGGTCATGAGTTGTGGTTGGGTCTCGAGCATTCTTCCAGCAGCTCGAAACTT